GTTTTTTACTTTAGCTCCAGCTCTTATATCTTTTAACACTGCTTGTAGTTCTGATGCTACAATGTTTTCATCAATTACACCTAATCTAATTTTGTTTTCTAAATTTTTTATAAACTTACCTTCATCAATTACTTTTCCTGCACCAAATATATCATCTACAACCATTTTAATTGAGTCAGTTACAGAAGCTCTGCCTCCTATATGACCATTGGCTAATGGAAACATACTAGCAGATGAAACGTTTCTTACTTGTGTAACAGGTGAAAGAACTGTTTTACCAAACTGAGTGGCTACTTTAAATTGTAATATGTTTCTGTATACAGAACTTTGTATCCAGTTATCAAATGTACCAGGTGCTCCTTTTAATGCTTTAGCCATGTCTTTAGAAGCATATAACTTACTCATCCCGGTTTTTAATAAACCTAATCCTTTTAAGTCCCCAACTTTTTCTACATCAAACATTCTTCTAGCATCTGCAATTGTTTTATCTTTAAACAACCAGCCTTCATCAATACCTATCTTAGCTAACTTATCTAAAGTTTGTTTATTTACAGCTTGTGTAATTGCATGTGATGTAGTCTGTAGTACAGAAGATTTTAAATTGTTTTCTTCTCCTAATAATTTTTTAATTACATCAGGTAACTCTTCTCCTGTTCTAATTAATTTGTCAGATCTTAAAGTATCTTTAGATATGTTTTGTAGAATTCTTAATGGATCAACACCATCTTGTTTTGTGTGGACCAATATTTTATTTGTTAAACTTTCTGCCATCTCTTGTAAAGCTTGATTGTCTGTCATGTTTTTAGTTTTTAATTCTTTTAGAGCAGACTCTCTTATGTCTTTGTTTTTCTTAACTACATTTTCTAGTATCCATTTAGAAGCATTGCTTTTTAATTTATCACTTGCTTGATACTCAGGATTACTAAATGTTGCAAAAGACTTTCTCATATAAGACTTTATATTATTTAACATAAAGTTTTTAAGATCACCGTCAGGCAGTAAGTTTGCAAATGTTTTTTTAGTATTAAGTAATTCTTTATTTAAAAGTTCTGCTGTTTCTTGTAGTTCTTTTGGTAAATCACTTTTTTTAGTTTGACCTTTTAAGAAAGCCAACACTTTATCTAAATAATAGTCTCTACTTGCAGGAGACGTAGTTAATGAATTGTATTGTCCTTCAAAACTTTTAGCTAAATCATATGATTTTTTTTCTATAGATTCTAAATACTTTTCTATAGTTCTAGATCTTGCTTTTATTTCTCTGTTTGCTTCTGATGTAAGTTGATATTTTAAACCCGTACCTTTACCTAATGATCTAAATGCAGATAAAAAGTTATCTAACTTTTTTAATCTTGATTCTAATGGATCACTACTCTTTGTAGAAAACATTCTCCATTTATCAAATGAGGGTAATTGTTTTGCACCTGTCCCTACTTTCAAAGGTGCCAATGCTTTATCAACAACATAACTACTTGCATTTCTAATTGCTTTACCTGCTGTTGCAGATCCAGGTATATTTGCTGCAAGATAAGTTACTGGTCTTACAACTAAAGTATCTACACCTGTTAATGCATAACCTGCTGGTTTCATGATACCATACTTAGCACCAACAGTTGCGATCTTTGCAAGAGGTCTACCTAGTATAGGAAAACCTGCACCTATAATAGTTCCTTCAGCACCAAACCTTAATTTGTTTCTAAACCTTGCAAGCGCTAAATCTCTTCCTTCTAAACCATCTTCACTTTCTTTTTCTAAAACCAAAGGTCCTTCTTCATTTATTTGTCTTGCACCTGATGTTATAAAATCTGTTGCACCAAAAGCAGTTGCCATATAACCAACACGTTTTGCAATGTCTGATCCTTTGGCCGTGGTCCCTGTTGCTTTAGCCGCTGCGTTTGCATCTTTAGCTTTTTTACCTTTAAGAATTTTCTTAGCTCTATTCATTACTTTAAATACAGCACCACCCGGTATACCATATTCAATTAGAACTTTATTAACTGTTCCAAGTAATGTTTCTGGGTCTTGAATTTTATTTTCTTGATACGCTTTATCTAATCTTTCTGTTAAATTTGTATTTAATGCTGCATCAGTTCCTGTAGTAATTAGATCACCAAAAGAATAACCAATGTTTTGTACACCACCCAAAACAGCTTTTTCCATATCTTCAAAAAAATCTATGTAGTCTTTTTCTTTAACGTTGTTGGTAGTTGTAAGTTCTTTTATTCTCTCTAATTTTTTAGGGTCAAAAGGGTTTGTGTTAAACACACTGTTCGCAAAATTAGCTGCACCTTTCCATGTGAATTTTACAGGTCTGTCTTTTTTTGTAATTGTTGATCGTAAAGTATCTGCTATGGTATCCTTTTCGATAACAATTCTATTATCTTTAGGTTTAAAGGGCTCCATGTTAAGCTCCTTGTGGTAATGTCAGATTTACGTCGTATTGTTGATTAAATGCTGCGATGTCTTCACCAGTTTGAATATTTGCAAAGTCCATTAGTGCTTGTTTACTGTTAGCTAATAATTGTACAATGTCGTTTGATATTTCTTGTGGCAGTCTTGATCTAAGTTCTGTGTAAGATAAATCTTGAACTTGTTCTTGAGGAGCTTCAGCAACTTCTGGCATCATTGGATCTCCACCAAAAGCTAAACCTACTCTACCACCATCGTTGTAGTAGTATTTTTGTTTTAATTTATCTATTGTAAAGTCTCTTGCTTGTGCTGTACCTTCTTGCATTTGTGGTACGTTGTCTTGTATTTGTTTAGGAGTAGCACCAGGGTTATTTGCTACATACTCATCAATTCTTCTTTTGTTTTCTGTCTGTACATAATCAGCCATTGCATCACCAAATAAATCAGGATCACCAAGTATTGCTGCATATTCAGGTGGTACACCTAACTCTTTTACAAGTACGTTTTGATTAATTGTAATTCTGTTTTTTGCAGCTGCAATTTCATCTGGTGTTGATTCTGGATCATTTATAATAGCTCTTTGATCAAAAATAGTTTGTTGAGCGTTTGTAATAATATCTCTTTCAACTTCAGGAGATAATCTACTATCATCTCCAGGTTTTTGATTTTTAATTCTTTGTTCTTCAAGATCATATTCAGATGCTAATGCACCAGAGAATAAATCTTCAGCTCTTTTCATTTCATCATCTTTTTTAGCTAACTGTGCTGCTTGAAATGTTTGAAAAGGTTCTTTGGCTGCGGTTGCAGCTGTAGATAATAAACCACTAAAACCTTTACCTCTAGGTGTTTGTGACATTAAATTTAAACCAAAGGATGTAAGAAAGTTTGGTACATTACCTGGTAGTAATCTATCTGATCTTGTATTCTCTCCTTTAAATCTTTCAAGATCTTTCATAGCTCTTTCAGTTGTAGTTAAAGCTCTATCGTACGGATCTGTTCCTTGACTATATTGTTTTCTTGGTTGATCTAACCCTGATGTAATACCAGAGTTTACAGAACCACCTATTCTAAACATCGGTCTTTTTAATGTTCTATTCATATTAAGGTCTCTTCAATGCGCCGTATATCCCTGCTCCAGTAGCCGCTGCACCTAATGCAGTTTGTAAGAATCCTGGGTCTGGCACTTGTGATGTCTGTGTTCCTGATCCTGCCATTCCACCCATGATACCTGTAACAAGGTTACCGTAATTTTGTAATTGTTCTTGTGGTTGATACGCAGCCATTCTTGTAGCCTCTCTTTGTGCATCAAGCCCTGCTTGTGCTTGCGCTTGATTCAATGCGCCCAATGAACCTAACGTTGAAATATCTCCTGATTGTAAACCAGGTAACGCTGAAGCTAATCCCATTTGATTAGCAAAATTTTGTTGTGCTGCTTGTTGTGCTTGACCAAAACCTTGTTGTAATAATCCTGCTTGTAGTTGTGCTCTGTTCATATCAGAACCTCTCATATATTCTGATTGTACAACACCTTCACGTCCACCACCAAATGCACCTGATGCTACTGCTTGATCTCTTAAACCTTGTTGTTGCATTGCAGCATTTCTATCAAACTCTGCAAGTGCTGCATCCATAACTTGTGATTGGTATGGTGACATGTATTGTTGAAAAGCTTGAGGACCAGTTGAAGCTTGTGCTTGTTTTAAAAAAGGTTGGTATGATCCTACACCTTGTGTAGCTAAGGTTTGTGCTTGTTGTTGTAATGCATCTTGACCTGCAATTTGTGGTGCAAGTCCTGCTAAATTTTGTTGTCTTGTTGTAAATGCTCTTGCAGCATCTTGTCTTGCTTTAAAACCTTCTGCAGTTTCACCTGTTTGTTGTGATAAACTTCCAATGCCACCTGTTACAACAGGAACACCTGTCATTGCTACAGCCTGTTTGGCTAAATCTTTTCCTATATCTTCTACAAAGGGTGCGGGTCGTGATATTGTAACTTCTTCGGCCATTATAATACTTCCTCTAATCGTTGTGATGTTTGAAACATTTCTCTAGCGCCATCTAATCCTTGCGATTCTTCAGATACTTCACCTCCGGATTCGAGGTTTTTCATCATGTTATACATGACTTCTGCGCCTTTGTCTATATCTCCTTCACCTGCATTTCTAACAGCATCAGCTGTAAATACAAATTCATTTTTAGATAATCTTGCAGGTACATCGTCTGCTCTTTCCATTCGACCGATAGGCACAAATCCACCGTCTTCTCTGTAATCTTTTTCCATACCATCCATATCTAATAATGGCATAGTTTTCTTAGCTACTGGTTCAGCGTCTCCACCTTCTTGATAGCCTGTTCTACCACCATCAGCAAAATTATATAAACTACCCATTTGTGAAGCAGGTGAAAAACTAAAAGGATGTCTTCTTATATAATCAACATCTATACCTTGAGTTCTGTAGTACTCATCTATATCCATTTTATCGTCATCTTTTTTACCTACACCCAATGCATCTAGAGCGATTGGAATACCAAAGCCTAAACCTAGTTTACCACCTAAAGTCATTGCACCTTTTGAATCTATCATACCAAATTTACTTGCTATATCTCCTAATCCACTAAATGCTGTGTCACCAGCAACTTTTCTTAAAAATGGGTTAAAACTTCCTTTACCAAAAAATGAAGATAAACCTTTTCCACCACCAAAACCGCCACCAAATTTAAATAACGCTGCACCTAATGCAGCTTTACCAAATGGAGACTTAGCAACTTTCTTAACTGCTCTTGTTGCTTTTTTAACTAACTTACCTAAGAAATACATTTGTCTTCCTGATTCAAGGTCCATGATTCCTCCTTCAGGAGTATCTTCCATCATACCACCGTCCATATATCCTGCACGTCCACCATCTGCAAGACCTGTGAAATCAAATATAGAGCCCGCGAATCTTGGAGCAAGGCCACCTAAGTTTCTTTTAGATGTTGCATCTTCTTCATCATCATTACCTACATTACAATAAGCAGGTGGGTTGGGTCCTAAACATGGGTCTTGTTGTTCATTAGCTCTATCATTGTCTGGTAATTCTACTTTATTTCTATTCATATAATCTGTAAATTCTGATTGTGAAACCGCATCATCTGGATCAGGACTTAAAACTCTATCTTCGAATTGAATATCTTCTTTTAAATCTGCTAATGTATCTGCTTGTTTAGCTGTTGTTCCAAAGGTTACTTTACCAGTAACAGGATCTATACTTTTTGTATATTGAGTTTGAGAACCTATTTCTCTTATTGAGTCTTCATCAAAATATTTTGTTGATGGATCTATTGTAAAAGCACTTCCAATTCCTGAAATAAAACTTGGAACTTCTACTCCACCTATTGTTAAACCTTGACTATCAATAGCACCTAAATCTTCTAAATTTTCATCTTTAGTTCTTTGAATATATCCTAGTTTATTAAATAAATTTTTTTTATTTAGTGCAGCTTCTTCCAATCTTCTTTTATTTCTTGCTCTTCTTTTTCTATCGTTTTCTAATGACTCTTGAAATTTTCTAACCTCTTCTCTTTTTTTAGCATTATCTATAGATTCTTGTGTAGCATAACTTTGATCTTCATATGCTTTTCCACCATATTCTTGTTTAACATTTACATTACCACCATAATTTCCACCAGCGGATGCTCCTCCTGCTGGTCCTTGACTTGGTCCAGTATCTCGTCCACCGCTAAAGTCTCGTCCGCTTCCGCCTGCAGTCGCACCTCCTCCAGGAGGTCCACTTCTTGAAGACGCTCCACCTTGATAACCACCTGGTCCTCTATACCCTGGACGTTTACCATTCGCTGGTTTGTTTACAAGTTGTTGGTATTGTTGTGCGTTTGTTATTGCCATTACTCTGACGCTGCTCCTAATGGTGGCATTGCTGCTACCTTAATTTTTAATGATCTTGTTACATGTTCTTGTTGAGTAGCTGTTTCAGGATTAGCAATATCATCTTCTGCTTCTTTATCTGAATTGTATTCGTAATTAGTTTGTGTATTTCTCAATACTACTTCTGTTTCACATTTAACAACTGGTACTTTCTTACCATTTATTATTGTGTAGTTTACTTCGCCTTCTTCTTTAAATGCCATAATTTAATCCCTGTTTATTTCTAATATTGCACAAGTGCCTTCGAATATATTTCCTGAAGCAGCTTGCAGTTGTAATTTATCATTCTCTTCTAACACAATTGAGCCATCAGAGATAGACTTAGAATCTCCTGAGTTTACAGTATGTTCAGCAAATTGAAAAGCAGTTGTTGCTGAATTATCATATAAAAAAGCTTTTATTTCTGTGTTTCCACCACCAACATTGGCTGTGTGTATATTCTGTATTATAGCTCTAGAGTTAGAAGGCACAGTGTAGATATCTGTCACATTAGTTGTGGTTAAATTAAATTGTGCGTTTTTATATATATTTGCCATATTAATTTCCTGATTTAAACCAAGTAAATCTTTCTGTTTCTTGTTTTAAATCATTTAAAAATGTAGAGTTTAATTGTTCTACTACTAAAGCAATAGCTCTATTAATTTGTTTTTGGTTAGAAAAATCGTATTCTTCTTTTGGTTCTGGTAATCTTACTACTACTTTAGCCATTATCTACGTCCATCTGGTTGTATATCTATTCTTAAAGTTCCAAAACGCCAAGACTCACTAACATCAGTGTTTTCTATCTTAATGTTAACAAATCTTCCTCTGGCCCTAGTGTCCTTTTTATCAGTGCTAGCTGTAATTGTAAAGGGACTTAAAGATGTAACTGTATCTGATTGTTGAGGATAACGTTTAACAGCAAGAGTTACTTTTGCATTACCTTGTAGATCTTTAAAGTCTGGTACGAATCTTCTCATAGCTAAAAATACTTCACCAGAAATTGTTGGTCCACTTGATTTACCTTGTGCATTTTGTTGTCTTGCTTGTAAATCAAAATCAAATGATTTTATAAATGAAGTAACAGCTGTCGTACTACCATCGGGATTTACTTGATCAGTTCCTACTTCGTGTTCAAATAGTATAGTTTGACCTAAGCCATCTTCACCAATAATAACCGGAAAGGTTCCTGAATTATTACCATTGTATTTAGTTGCAAAAGGTTTTGGATATACAGTTGAATCAATCCAAGTAGTTCTAGCTTCTGTTCCAATATACCAAACACCACCTTTCATAGTTTCTCCATAATTAAATACTACATATTGATCATTATATTCAGAACCTGTTGATGGGTAATACCAAACAACTTCTGTAAATTGATTATTTAAACCAGCATAAACTTGTTGACCTTTTGTAGTATCTGCTTGATCATAAACATAATCTTCAACAGAACAAGGTAGTGATTTAACTGTACCATCAAACATAAAGAAACCATTGGGGCTCATCCAAAATGCAACCCCATCAATTTCAACAGCAGCATTTTTACCAATTAATCCACAGTTAGTACCAACTTGTTCAAATCCAAATGTAAATGGAGAACCAATAAATTTCATAGTATATAATGCATTATCGGTCCAAACTAGAATAGATTCTTTTGCCTTTAATGCACCTATAATTTTTGTTCCATCTTGCAGTCTTTGTGTACCAGCACTATTGATTGCTGTTGGTGTGTAATCATTTATATCTTCTTGGTCCGAGAATCTAATAAACATATTATCTTGTGTTGAAGGGCTTCCAATAGTTGTTTCAGTTCCAAGATGAATTAAGTGACGTGTTGTAGGGGATACTAGTGATACCCTAGTTGCTGTTGGATTATTAGATGTAGAAAAACCAGCTGTGGTAGTAGAAGCTCTTACTGTTAAAGGATTTGTTGCACCTGCATTCCAAGTAAAAGTTTTTCCATTTGCAATCGTTGCAACCAATACTTGACCAAAATTACTAAGTGACCATAAACCCGGCTCAAGAGATACTTCTGAGGCTGAAGAAGCTTCTCCCCAGTCCACAAAGTCTGCAGCATTAGTAACCACTGCAGCATCAGCGTGCGCAGCTCTTATAGAACCATCTGCTGCTCTAGTAATTCCTGTTAAATCATTTACAGAAATACCTGTGTAAGTAATTAATTCTGTTCCAACTTGTATTCTACCAGATGCAGGAAAACCTGTTGTAGATGTTAAAGTAATATTAGTTGAAGATCCATTATTACCGTTTGCATCATCTGCTAATGCACCATCTAAATCATTTGTTAATGCACCGGAAACTGTTCCGTTCCATTCTGATACACCCCAACCATAACCATAAGATTGTGCGGAAGGACCAACTGTTTCATAAGGTTTAATGTCTATGCTTCCACCCGTTGCAACGGTTGCAGTTGCATTTGAACTTTGTGTAATTGTAAAAGTAGTATTTGTTGGTGTAGCTGTTACTTGAAATAATTTATCTTCAAAGTCTGATGCACTATATCCAGTTCCACCCGGTAAAGTTACATTGTCTAATAATATAATATCTCCTGGTGATAAACCATGTGCAGAAGAAGTTGTTAAAGTACAGATTGCAGAATTATTTGTAGTTGCAATCGTTGCTGATGATATAGTCGACTTTAAAGGTGTAACATCATACAATTGACCTTCAAAGTATATAAGTAAAAATTTATCTGTTCCAATTGCAACGTATCTATTTCCATCTAAATCTACAAATGCAAATTGTCTTCGTGCAACTCCACAGATACTACTTGTTACCAAAGATGACCAACCACCGACTTTTTCAGGTAGTCCATATCTAAATCTTGTGTTATCACAATCAACCCATCTGTTTTCTGCACCTGATGTGGTATCTTGTTTGTCTATTCCCGGTAAGACTTTAAAATCAATTAGAGCCATCTATTAGCTCCTATATGTTATCTTTATATGCCCAGCCTCTTGTTGCATTGACATATATTAATGTGAATGCTGCGCCATTTGTTGATACTGTTAAGTTAGCAGCTAAACCTAATATATTAGAACCATTTCTACCAACAGTTAAATTGTTTGACCCAAAAGCATTACCACTATCAATAATGGTTACTTCATCACCCACTGATGGTGTTGCTGGAAGTGTAACGGTTACTGGAACTCCTAAACCTCCTCCAGAAGTATCTACTAATAACTGGTCCCCACTGACTGCAGTGTAACCACCTGGTATTGTATAATATCCTTTAGTCAATGATCCTGAATTAATGTTTGTGCCGTCAGAATATAAAATCATTTTAGAAGCAACCGGCATTACAACACCTGTGCCTGAAACTGTTTTAACGGTTAATGTATAATTCGATGAAGATCTTGCAGTTGCATCTTCTACTATAAAAACTCTTTCAGCAGAGTCTGGCATAGTCACTTGTCTGTTTCCAGTTAATGTACCAGTTAATTTATAATATAAATTTTTACCGTTTGATGTTGCAAAGTTATCTAAAGCTAAAGCAACGTTAGCTGATGCAACGTCTAAAGATAAATAACCGGAAGCTGCTTGTTCTAATATTTGTAAGTTTGTATTAGTAATATTTCCCCATGTTCCAGCCTTTTCACCGGAAGCAATGAGTTCTAGTTTTAAATCACTTGATGTACTTGATGCCATAATTCTCCTATGCGTCTGGGTCTATTGGTACCCAAACTTGTGTTACCCCTGGAGGTATTGGGTTCCATGATATCACAGAAGGGGTACTAGTTGCAACATTTAATTGCACTCCTGTTGGTACAATTAATACATCAGGGATAGGACCTATATTACCTATAGATACATTAAGTTGACTTCCTGCAGGTATAACAACAGAGTTTGTTATATTAGTTCCAACATCTGCAAATGCTGACTGTGAAAATGATGTAGATCCAAAAAACATAATTTATCCTTACGGTGTTGAAATCCTTGTCCAAACTTGTCCAACGCTTGGATCAATTGGGTTCCACAATCTAATATTTGGTTGATTTGTGCCTACATTTAATTGTGTACCGGTTGGTATTATACTTGCTTTTGCAACGATTGTCACGGTTCCAGAACTTAGGTTGTATCTGTTCCCTGTTACAATAGCCGTTGCATTTGCTTTAGCGGTTGCATTACCTATACTTAAATTAACTCTATTACCAGTAACAGAGAAGTTTGCATCAGCTGAAATTGTTACAGTACCGGTTC